GAAGCGGCCGCCGAATTCTCTGGGCGTCATGAAGGCGCCGCCGCGGCGGACGTCGAACAGGCCTTTAGCCTGCTGTTCGGTGACTCTGAAGAAAAGGCCCGGGGTCTTCTGCGGTACGAAGGCGCAGTCCAGATCCCAGATATCCGAGATGATCTGCTCCATGTCCTCACGCAGGATGGTCGCGTCGAGATACGCCCGGATGTTTCCTTCTTCGATCAGTGCGAGCTGCCCGGTGGCGGTTCGCGGTGCGTTGGGACGATCGACCGCACGCCCTAGAGACTGGTCCGTGATCCCGGTGACGCGCTCGGCCAGTGCGAGGATGTCCTGCTGCCGCGCGATCCCGAAATCGACGCCCGGGTTCAGCTTGATCACGTTGACGGAGCCTGGATCTTCGGTCGGTATGGCTGTGCCTGGCTGGAGTTTGATCGATCCCGGTTTCATTCCCCCGCCCGGCTTGAAAAAAATAATCGGCCAGACGGAGAGTTCGCCGGCCGCGCTGAACAGGCGCGAATTGCTGGTTGCGTCGTCCTCGAGGTCCTCGAGCAGGGCGCCGAATCCTTTGGGCCTGTATGTGCCGTCCTTGATGAGCGTCGATTCGGCAAAGGGCCGGCGCTTTCGCATCTTGGGGTAAAGCTCGAGCAGGTCCTGGCATCCCACGATGCGCCGCATTCCGGGAACGAACCGTACCACCCAGTCGGACTCCATCAATTGTCTGCGGTCGAGGTCGTCTTCTGCCGCCTGCTGGTCGGGCTGGTTCTTCAATGGACGCCATTTGCCGTACCATTCCCACACCCAGATGGATCTTCGGCCCAGCATGAAGGAGTCGTAGTCCACGCCTTCGGAGATCTCCCGCTCGGTGCGCGTGGGGTCCTGTCCCGGTAAGGTGTAGTCGTTGGGAACCGCCTGCTGGGCCCAGTCGAGGGCCTCTTTCACGAACTCCTGGGTGGCGCACTCGTCGTAGTAGAGGACTCCCGCTCCCCTCTGCAGGTCGTCCACCGTCACCCGCATTCTGCGGATTACGAAACTGAAATCCTGCACCGACTTCACGCCGCGTTCGGGTGGGACCACTAGGTCGTCGGGCTCGAGCGGGAAGAATCCTGGTCCCTCGTAGTCCGTCACTTCCACTCTTTGCCCGTTCACCAGCGTGTCGAACTTGCGGGTATACCAGGGGCGGTAGGCGCAGGACCATCCGTTCAGAATCCTTCTGAATTCGAACTCGCATAACGGATTCGTAATCTGCATCTGGTCGAACAAGCGGGAAGTCATCCACCGTCCGACCTTTTCGGTTACCGCCTGGTCGCTCGGGCCGGTTGCCGAGGCCGTTACTTCCGCGTCGTCGCCCAGCAGGGCTTGAATGTCTCTGGCGAGCTTGTTGAAGGTCTGCCACTGGAGCAGCGGGACGGTGTGATTGGGCTTGTCCTCGTCGCCCGGAGGAGGCGGATTGACTCTGGTTTCCCACTTCTGCATCCATCCCGCGCAACGGGCCGCCCACCTCAGGTGAGAGGCCTTGGCGAGCAGGAAGTCCTGTTCGATACGGGTAATCAGGACATCCTTTTCGGCCTGGGACAGCTCAATCTGGAAGGATTTGGGTTCGGGTTCAGGTTGTTCAGGAGGCAATGGCTGAAACGGGGGGGTCATTATTTCCAGGTTCTAAGCAGCTCGGCTCCCACCCAGCAGGCCAGTCCGAAACAGACCAGCCGGTTTCTCCAGGGGTCCGCATTCCATGCGCCGGCCACTACGAAAAGCACCAGCGCAAATACCAGGGCAATCATGGCAAGCATCAGTCGTCGTCCTCCACGGGTTGTTTCACGCCGTATTTCTGCACCTTCCAGGTGGTCGCATCTTTGGCCCGCTCGTCCCGATACTGAAAGGCTTTGATGGCATAGGGCAGGCCTTCGACCGCCAATGCTGCGGCGAAGACGTCGTCGTCGTGGGTGATTCCTTCTTCCCGCCCGTTCGGTTTGCGCACGAATTCTCTTAACTGCTGGATGGTTTCCGGGTCGTGAAGCTGAATGGCGGCTTCCCGGATGGCGCGGTCCAGGTTCGAGATCAGGACGGGCCGGAATACCGTGTTGGTGTCGAATCCGAGTTCCTGCAGTAATGGCGTGCGCCGGTCGCTCGGGTCGCGCTGTTTCGAGTAAATCAGCTCGAGCGGGTATTGCAAGGTGAGCAGGTTTCCGATTACCGCTTTGCCCACGGCCTTTTGCTCGGGGCAGATGAAGGCCCAGTTGAAGAGCTTCCCCAGAAAGAAGATCCTCTCGGCCCATGGCGCGGGCTCGTACCGTTCTTTCAGCTTGGCGCATTCCTCACCCGTGAACACGTCAAGAACGGTCGCCGAACAGTAGTCCGGGTCCGAATTGCCCGCGCCTTTCTTGGCCGAGGGGTCGATGCCTTCAGCGTGGTCTACCCCGATCACATACCGTCCGCCTTTTCTCGGCGCCCGGAACATCACCAGTTCCCCGCGGCCGTCCGCGGATTGCAGGAACTGGACGCGCTTCTCTATTCCTGCGTCCACCACCTCGAGGCGGCCGCGGGGGGCGTCATGCACGGGGCGCATGCGGTTGACGGCCTGCATGTCGAAGATGGTTCTGCCGCTCGATTGAAAGGCTTCCTGGGCGTCCCCCGGATGCTCCTGCCGGAAACGCTCTACTTTGCCTTCGCACGCCGTCTCGATCATCCACCTTCGCCAGGCCAACTGATCGAGGTGCAGGTTGTATTTGGCGAGTTCGGCCAGTTCGTCGCGCGTCAATCTGAATCCCGGCTCCGCGGGTATGCGGTTTTCAGGGTGTTCCCACCATCCGAAAAAGACGAACGCCCAACCCGTTGCCCGCCGCGGGTCCATGGCGAGCTGGCACAGGTCGTAGAAGTCTCCGCCCATGCCGTTGGCCGTCGATTCCACGATCACGCCCGAGTCCGGACTTCTCGGGATGCGCTGCATGAGGCCCGTCATGAGGCCGCCCAGATCCCTGTAGAAAGCGGCTTCACTCAGTAATGCCCAGTTGAACGGGGCAGACCGGCCGATATCGACGTTGTATGCGGTTCCGACTAGGGCGCTCGAATCATTCGCCCAGCGGATCCAACGCTCCGTATCTTTGACGAGGTCAGGGAGAAAGACGGCAGAGTCGAATTCGGCGCCATACGGAAACCTCTCGTAGCTCTCCATGTACTGGCGGAAGTAGTCGAAGATCAGGTCGGCGTGCATCTCGCTGTCGGCCAGGACCAATGCGCGGCGGCCGGGGAAAAACGGGACGCGGCGGAAGATCTCGGTCGATGCCGCGGAAGTCATCCACACCTGGGAGGCCTTGAGGACTACTACTCTCACGGGCGCCCCGGCCACTTCCTGCTTGCGGATCGCTCGGTTCAGTTTGAGGCCTGCCGGCGACATCCGGTAGGGGACAGTCGCGCCTTCCTTGGTCCGGATGGCGAGGTGCTCGCAGAACTTCTCATGGTCCGAGAAGCCCCGGATCATGCGCTCGATCTCGTATGCGGTGAGTTGCGCTGTCACTGCACAGGGAAAGGCCATTCACGGTTACGCCTGAAGCTGCTGCGACTTTTTGATGATGTCCACCTGGATATTGTCCAAAGTGACTCTGGCCGCGCTCGCCGCCTGGTACTGCGTGTCGCGCGCCGCCTGGGCTTCGGCCTGGGCCTGGGCCGCGGCCTGATATTCCGGACTGCCGGGCGCGTAATTGCGGGATGCGTCGGCCAACGCCTGATTCGCCGCCGTCAGGTCGGCGTCGGCCTGGGCCATCTTGTCGTTTTCGGCCGTGACTACGTCCCACTGGGCGGCGTAGGCGTCACATTGGGTTTTGATTGCGTCGGTTCGGTCTGTCGTGTATGCCATCGTCGTTATCCTCCAGATGTTGCGCGGAACTCGCCTAAGGCTGCGATCAACGCCTTTTCTCCCGGGTAGCCGTGGGTGAAATACTCTAACTGCAATCCAACGTTGGCGACTCTCTCTCCCAGCCGGATCCAGGGGACTTTCTCGCTCGGGGTATAGCCGCCCCCGTACATACTGCCTTGCGGCCAGTCGTCGAACAGTTCCGGTGTCGGGCCGCCCATCATCTCGCTGGCGGATTGGACCAGGTCGAGCATCCTGCCTGCGCCGTTCGAGGACGCGCAATATCGCGGAGCTTCCTGGCGGAATCCTCCCTGCGGAAGGGATACCGTCACGGTGTCGTTGAAGAACACCGAGGGAAACGCGCATACCGGGCTCGGTTCCGGGCCCGTGCGCGTGTTCATGACCCAGTAATCGGAAGGACCGAATTGGGAGAGTTGCGCGTCGTGCATGTCCTTTGCGAGGTCATCAGCTTGTTGTTGAAGCGTCATAAGAGTCCTTTCACGCCGGTTTGCCGTCCACCATCACCGCGACTACAACCACATGTCTGGGGCAGAAATACTGGTCCCGTGCTCCTTCGGTCCATCCGCTCGGGAGGCTGAAGCGGATCTTTGCGTCGAAGTCGTCCCGGCCGCCGCGCTGTTCATGCAGCAGGTACTCGAGTCCGCAGCCGGCGCACTTCACGATGTAGCGGAGGTAGAACACTACTGCGGCTCTTCTTCGGTCATCGCAATTCTGCGGTACATGGCGAGCAGCTCTTCCATGGTTCCCGCGAATTTCAGATTCAGGTCCACCTTGCCCGACAATTCCGATCTCTCTCTGTACTTCTCGGGCGCCGCTCCGCGGAGGAGGAACATCATCAGTCCGTCGGAGTGAACGATCTCCGTGCCGCAACGTTCACCCTGGTAGTAAACTCCCCGCTTGACGCCTTCGACCGCACGCCTGGTGGCCTCGTCCTCGAGCGTCTGGGTGACCTGCCGCATGGCGAAGGCATACAGTTTCCGGTAGTTCTCGTCCGTATCGAGCCAGCGGTAATGCGACTGCCGCGGAATCCGGGCCGCCCTCGCCGCTTTCGCCGCCTGTCCTGCCACGATGATCAGGGCGGTCAAAAATGCGGCCTGTTTCGGTTCTGCTCCGGGCCATTCGGGCCGCTCGGGGAGCAGGTCGTCTAGCTCTTCTTCTTCATCCATCCCAAAACCGTAGGACTGCCGCCTGCGAGTTCAGCCAGCAGAGAGAGAACGGCAGATAAGGAGCTGGAGCTTCGGCCGGCGGAGGGCGTCTGGTATGACAGCCGAACCGGTGATCCGATTCGACCATCGCCAGGCCGTCGGGGGTTTCGATCGCCAGTCCCCGCGCGATCAAGCGCCGGGCCGCTCTTCTGGTCGTCCATGCCAGACCTCGGGACGAACTGATTTTTACAGCCAGTTTGGAGTGATTGGGCACCCTGCGCACCTCAGGTATCTGCCGCGGTGGGTTCAGCCCTGCTTAGGGCCGAGGGTAATGCACGCCTCCCTATTCCAGGCGCGAGTGGTCGAATCTGCCCTTCAAAATCTCGTGGACGTACTTGCCCTTTGAATCGGAAGCCATCAGCTCTTCATGAGCTTCCGCCGGTACGCCCGTATACTCGTGCAAAGAACCGTCCTTGAACCGGATGTGCAAAGTTTCGGTTTCCGGGTCGTGCCCGATCTCCGATACGTTGCTGCTATCGACCGGTTTCATGTCCATTACGCGGCCGCCTTCTCCTTGATCGACGGGGCCGACTTCGCCACCAGTGAGAAGGTACGTGGACCTGTGCGCTTCTTGGGCGCAATCGAGTCCAGCCATTTTTCCCCCAGGATCTTCGCGATGGATTCCTGAGTCGCCTTGAAGATACTGAATGGCGCAACGCCCATTTTCTTTACGGCGTCGAAAGCCGCGGCCTGGGCCGCGGACGTCATGTCCCTGCGGAACTGTGCGGGCTTGACCTCGAGGCGGTATTGCGAGCCTTCCATCACGTAGGAGGCGTCGGGGGGCTTGTCTTGGAACCAGGTCGTTACCGTGGCGCGCAGTTCCGCGAGGCGCGCGGCGTGCGGGTTGGCCGCCGGCTTCCACAAGCGGAATTTGCGCTCCACCTCCCCCAGCTCGTCGATGATCTGCTGACGGGAGATTTCTGTTCCCTTACGCACTTGCGGACATTATGTCCTATGACATCAAGTTATTGCAAGGGTCCGCAGAGGGATAGGGGATCCCCCCGAAGTGAATCCGGGGGGACGCTCCACTATATCGGTTCTCTCAATCCGCACGGCTCGCTCCTCCAAGTCGGTGCGCTCTGACTTGACGGCTCGCTCATCTTTCTCGGTTCTCTCGGTGGAAACGGCTCGCACTTTTGCGACGGTTCTCTCGAGTCCCTCGGCTTCGCTCGGAGCCCATTGGTTCTCTCTGTTGGGTCGGCTCGCTGGTTATGTTCGGTCCTCTCGTCCTTTACGGCTCGCTCCTACCGCACGGTTCGCTCGATTTCAACGGCTCGCTCTTCTTCCACGGTGCTCTCAGAGTACATGGCTCGCTCGCTTAAAGCGGTTCCCTCTCCCTTGACGGCTCGCTCTCGGACATCGGTTCCCTCGGGCAATTCGGCCCGCTCATTGGCTCCGGTTCTCTCTAGTTGGGCGGCGTCGCTCATGGTATTCGGTTCACTCTGACATGACGGCTCGCTCAGTTTTTTCGGTTCTCTCCCCTATATCGGCTCGCTCATTCGGCACGGTCCACTCCATTTGTGCGGCTCGCTCTTTCGTCTCGGTCCCCTCTGGCTGTATGGGCTAACGTTTGTGTGCGTGTCCAAGTATTGCTATCGGATAAGGCAATGGCGGCTCCGTTTCGTAATGCAGTTTATAGGCTTCTTCCCACCAATGGCTCAGAAAGAGTTTTACGGCATACCTCTTTGACCGTTCATGCAGGGCCTTGGCCGGCAGGGTTCCCTGCTCGAGCAGTTTGATCAGATCCTCGTCCAGTTTCACGCGGCGGGCCTTCGCCTGTGCCACCCGTTCGCGCGCCTGGTCGGCCAGCTCGCCGGCCTCGTTGCGCTTCTGCTCGTACTTCTTCCGTTCCTGATAGACATGTCCGTAGATGTCATTCTTGTTGCCCGATACTTTGACGAATGATTCCCCGATCAGCCAGCACAGGCGTTTCAAGCTGGCATTCCACGGCCGCTTTTCGCCCTTCGACCACTTCACCGTGGGATCCAGGCCGGCGAATCTCCAGATGTGGCCCACGGTCGGCGCTTTCGTTATGTCGATGTTCGCCAGCAGGCCTGAGCTGATCACTGGCCCGATGCCGCAGACGTTCCTGGCCCAGACGCCCATCGGCTGGGCTCCGCTCCATTTGTCCAGTACGGCTTTGATCTGCTGCTCCAGGGTATCCAGGTTCGTGTTGAGCCATTCCATGAAGAGGCTGGGCTCGGCGCCCTCGAGCAGTTTGCGCTGCTGGTTGGCGCTCGAGATCCGGTAATCCTGCAGGTCGTAATACGTGTTGACGAAGTATCGGGCTTCGCGGACGCCCAGGTCTTTGGCCGCCGCGCGAAGGTCTTTGGTCAGGCGTTTGATCGCATCCTTGGATATTTCTACGGGGGATGCGGAGGGTTGTTGTTCATCGGTTTCAGTGGTGTTCATAGAAAACGCTCGTTCATCTCGGTGCTCTCATAGACCGCGGCTCGCTCTCCTAACACGGTTCTCTCCGCGCCTGAAGGCTCGCTCAGCTTTTACGGTTCTCTCGAATGCAACGGCTCGCTCAACAACAACGGTTCGCTCGTTCTTCTCGGCTCGCTCGCCTTATCCGGTTCTCTCGCAGCGCTCGGCTCGCTCCCTTTTCACGGTTCTCTCGCAGCGCTCGGCTCGCTCCCTTTTCACGGCGCTCTCGTCCAACACGGCTCGCTCACTATGCCTCGGTTTTCTCGTCCTTACCGGCTCGCTCTTGCGTTTCGGTTTCCTCTATGACTTCGGCTCGCTCCGAGTTGCAGGTTCTCTCACCGTACCCGGCTCGCTCTGTAAGATCGGTTCTCTCTCGTATTCCGGCTCGCTCCACTCAAACGGTTCTCTCTCACTTCGCGGCTCGCTCCTACTGATCGGTCCTCTCACTGCAATACGGCCCGCTCTGTTGTCGCGGTTCTCTCGTTCGTTACGGCTCGCTCTCCTTTTTCGGTTCTCTCCTACGGGATGGCTCGCTCTTGTGCAACGGATCTCTCATGGGCTGCGACTCGCTCCCGAAGTTCGGTTCTCTCATCTGATTCGGCTCGCTCTCGCTACACGGTTCACTCTTCTCAAACGGCTCGCTCTATGTCCTCGGTTCTCTCGAGCATCACGGCTCGCTCGTACCTCTCGGTTCGCTCTTTAGTCGCGGCTCGCTCTTCATCAACGGTTCTCTCGTATCGCACGGCTCGCTCCGATCGCACGGTCCTCTCGTCTACAGCGGCTCGCTCCCATTATGTCGGTGCTCTCAAGGGCAACGGCTCGCTCGCACATCACGGTTCGCTCGGCGGCAGCGGCTCGCTCCTTTTCCCCCGGTTCTCTCCCTTGAGACGGCTCGCTCCGGTACCACGGTGCTCTTCATGCTGTCGGCTCGCTCTCGTATTCCGGTCCTCTTCGACGCGCCGGCTTGGCTTAATTCTAAATCCCGCCCTCCAACTCTATGACAGAATGGCTTTCCATGGCAGTACAACCGTTTCGAGTCGCGGTACGCGGCTATTTGGGCGAAAAGAAACAATGGGAGCGGGTGCTGGAGGCGACTGACCCAACCCTCCCCTCGGAGGAAATCAGCGGCAAGATGGCGGACGAAGTGGACAAGGAGATGGTCAAGGCGCTCGTGCAGGAACTCAAGACCGACATGATTGAGATGGAGTTCTTAGACCAGCCCGATCCGGCCAAACGATTCAAGCGGATGTCCCTGCCGGCCGACCCGCCGCCCGCGCCGATCGATGACGAGCGGCTGCAGGAATTAGCCGAAAAGGCCTTGAATCTCGCCATAGCGGACCTCCACCGCCACCGCTGGAAAGGTTTCCTGATAGCAACCGTTTTAGACGAAGAGTTCACCCGCGGCGTGGGTCTGGAACGCGAGCTTCTCAAACAGTATGGGCAGAAGTGGGCGACGGACATACACGATGATGACGACCCGAAGAAGGGCGTCCCTCAACTTATCGTGTTCGGCATGATTCGATCGCTGGTGAAAATGAAGACGCCGGACGCGGTAATCTTCGTCGTGCCCGATCGGGCAATAGCTCCAACCGACAAGCTGATTGAGGACTTGAAGAAGAGGCACGAAGAGAACAACCCGGAGATCCTTCACCCGCTGGTCACGGCTGAGAGGTACAAGGAGGGCCTAAGAGAAGGTCTGCTGACCTGGGCCCCCGCCTTCAAGGTAATAGCTCAAACGCCGGAACGCGTATGCCTGGGCCTACAGAAGTTCGACTTTAACGACCGCCTGCTGGACTTGCCGGATTTCTCCTGCCACCCGCAGCAAGATTTCAAGGCTG